GAAGGATTAACTAGTCATAAGATTAAGCATTTCTTAAACAACTTGTGTGAAACAAAAGATGTAAGATATTTAGAAATTGGTACATGGCATGGTGCAACATTTTGTAGTGCATTAGAAGGAAACAATATACAAGCAGTGTGTATTGATAGTTGGCACACTAATGATATAGAACCAATGCGTGAAGTAGATGGTTGGCAAGGAAAAGATGGTAATCCATTAAAGATCTTCCAACATAATATGTCCAAAGTAAAAGGACCAAATAGAGTATTAGGTTTTAATGAGCCTGTTGAAAGTTTAGACTTGACAAATATTCCACATACTAGTAATATAGTATTTTATGATGGAGATCACACATATGAACAAACAAAAAACTTTTTATCAAGGTACTATGATAAGTTTGAAGAGACCTTTGTATTGATTATGGATGACTGGAACTGGATACAAATACAAAATGCTACCAATGAGCATATAAAAGAGAAAGATTACAAAATATTATTTCAAAAACAATTACAAACTACTGGAGAAGATCCAGATGATTATTGGAATGGATTAGGTATCTTTGTTTTAAGAAAGAAAAGAGAAAATATTACTTAATGGAGCAGTATAAACTTATAAAAAACTTTGTTGAACTTGAAACAGCACATTTCTTATATGAATACTTAGAGTTTAGTACTAAGGTTTATATTAAAGAAGGAGATCCACAAGCAAAAACAGGAGACGAAATGGTTCCTGGGTGTTTAGGTCCAAGAAGTGGAGACTTAACATTTGATGCTTTTCTAAATTTTATGCATAAAAAAGTAGAAGGTCTTACAGGTTTATCATTATTTCCAACATATACATATGCACGTTTGTATACTACTGGAAATGCTATGCCTAAGCATAGGGATAGACCTGCATGTGAATATAGTTTAACTGTAAAATTACGTGATAACGGAAAAGGCAACTGGCCTATTGTTATTGAAGATAAAGAAGTGTTTTTAGAAGATGGAGATGCTGTTTTATACAAAGGTTGTGAAGTAATGCATTGGCGTAATAAATGCGAAATTGAGGATTATAAATTAGGTCAAGTATTTTTACATTATGTAGACGCAAATGGTCCTTATGCTGATCAACGATATGACGGATACTATGATAAAGGAATCTTTTTTGAAAAAGATATCAAGGAGTTTCTATAATGCAAGTAAATTCTATATGGCCTACTAATGTTGGTATTGCACAACGCTCTGTTGATCAATGTAATGACCATAAAGATATTTACAATTTAATAAAACGTCTTGAAAAAGACAATAGTATTGATAACGGTGAAGGTTTAGGTTACGTAACTGACGAAAGTATTCATCAATATGATGAAATGCAACATCTGAATACTTGGCTTATAGAACAAGTACATAAATTTTCTGACAGTATAGGTTGGGATATCGATGTTGACGATATATTTGTTGCAAACAGTTGGGCAGTGTTAAGTAAACAAGGAGCAAGTACACATAAACCGCACATACATGCAAATACACTATTAAGTACAGTCTATTATTTACATGCACCTGAAGGTTCTGCTCCACTAGGATTACTTCAACCTGATATAAAGTGGCAACCATGGCAACCTGACTTTAAACAACGAACTGTAGATACTGAAGGCGAATTTTATGTTCCTGCTAAAACAGGACAGTGCGTAATTTTTAGAAGTGATATCCCGCATATGACAGGACAAAACAATTTTACAAATAGAATAGAGTTACAAGAACGTATTGTTATACCATATACTTTTAATCTAAAGAATTTAGGTAAAAACTCTAGAGGTAGACATTATGGAATCTAATACTATTGGATTATTTCCAACAGGATTTGTAGAATTTAAACTTGATATTACAGATCAGGATATTCATAATATGATTGATGCTGTAGAGTGGACAAATCATAAGCAAGGATTTGAAGAATTTCCTATGTATCAGATTTCTAAACAAAATCTACAAGAAGATGTAGCATTTGAATCCTTTACTAAAACAATTATTAAGTGTGGATTAGAATATTGTAATAAAATAGGTTATCAACCTGAAAATTTATACATTACTAGTATGTGGATGAATAAATTTAGCAATAGTCAAAGTATTGGACCACATACACATACTAACAGTTTATTAAGTGGAGTATATTATTTGAATAGTACGCCTGATCAAGGTGGTACAGAGTTTTATAATCCGATAAGTAAAATGAGAAATACAATTAGTGTTACTAGAGATGGAAATAGTCCGTTTTTAACAGACAGAATAAGCAGTAAAGCAGAGCCTAATAAATTAATATTATGGCCTAGTTATATTGAACACAGAAGTGAAAAAAATATAACACCTAAGCCTCGCTATACTCTTAGTTTTAATATGTTACCGACTAAATTAGGAAATCAAGAACACTTTAACTATGCGGAGATAAAATGATTAAAAATATTTGTATATTAGGTGGCGGAACAAGTGGATACTTAACAGCCGCATATTTAAGAAACACGATACCAGGTGCAGTAAAGATACAACTAATTGAAAGTAGTAAGATTGGTATTGTTGGAGTAGGAGAAGGTACACAACCTTACACTACAGAGTTTTTACGTAAGTGTGGATTACAGCCAGTTGATTGGATGAAATCTGCAAGAGCAACATATAAGTTAGGTGTAGAATTTAACGGCTGGAGCGATGAACCTTATTTTGTAGACAATGACGATTATGGCAGTTTTGTATTAGGTCCTGAAATTCCAACATTTAATTATTGGTTAGGTAAAAGTAAAAAAGAATTTTTCAACTTTGTACAAAGTTATAAACTTGCTAAAGCAAATAAATCTCCAAAACTAAGTCATGTTATGGATTTTACACACGGGTTCCTTACACCATCATGGGACGCTGTACACTTTGATGCACATAAAATTGGCGAAACAGTAAAAGAAAATATTAAAGATAAAATTGATATTGTTGACACAGAAATTACTGAAGTAGATACGTTTGAACAAGGTATAAAATGTTTACGTGATGCTTCTGGTGCTGAATACCACGCAGATTTATACATAGACTGTAGTGGATTTAAAAGTTTATTATTAGGAAAAACATTAGGTGTTAGATATATAGACGAAAGTGAAAATTTACCATGTAATAGAGCAGTTGCTATTCCTACACAATATAAAAATCCACAAGAAGAATGTCATCCTTATACAAAAGCAACTACTATGAAAAACGGTTGGCGTTGGACTATTCCAACTTATGATCGTATTGGTAATGGCTATGTTTACAGTGATGCATACTGTTCAAAAGAAAATGCAGAAGCAGAATTACGTGAAGCAATTGGTGAGTTTGATGCTCCTGCAAATCATTTAGAAATGCGTATTGGTACACACGAAGGTATTGCACACGATAATGTAGTAGCAATAGGATTAAGTGCAGGATTTGTAGAACCATTAGAAGCAACAGGAATAACATTTACTACAAAGTCAGTTGAATTTTTAGTAGAAAGTTTAAGATTTAGTGACGGTGCATGGGGTAAGGATAATTTACATTATATTAATAATCAATGGTTATCAATGTACTATGAAATTAGAGATTTTATTTTTACACACTATAAATTTGCTTCTAGAAAAGACACACAATTTTGGAGAGATGTTACAAGCAAAGAACTTCCAGATACATGTAAGAAAAGGTTAGAAATGTTTGTACCCGGTCCAAAAGATAGTATGTTCCTACCTGGAATCACTAGTATGTTTCATACAGGACAATGGTTTGAAATGTTATACGGCAGTGACTTTTATGACAAAAGTATTTCTTTTATGAGCGATGATTATTTGAAATATTCAGAAAGTTATGTTGATAGTGAAAACTATCGTATAGATCGTACAATGCGTGACTTAGACAACCATTATGACTATCTCACAAAATGGTATAAGAACATATAAATAGTTGTATGAGCATGATTAAAAGATTTTATACAACCAACGTATATGAAGTAACAGACGTCACAGGTGATGCAAGTTTTAGAATGGGGCCATTCTTTACTGAACAAGTAAGAGTAGCAACAAGTAATTCGGCATTTCATTTAAGATTTACAACAGATGAAAATTCACAAAACGAATTGATTACTGCTGAAAATTATGATCTTATTATTCCACCTAACTGTGTTGAAATAATGCCAAACGTTCGCGGTGGGTTTATTGCAGTTAAGCCAATTAAATACGGCGAAGATAGTACGTTTGTAGACGCTAAAATTTCAATTACTGAAATCGATTTGCTCTATGACGCAAGAAGATAATTTATATAAAGTTTTAGGCGTTAACGCTAGTGCTTCTCAAAGTGAAATTAAAGAAGCATACAGAAAATTGTCTATGAAAACTCACCCTGATAGAAAAGGTGATCCAAAAGTTTTTCAAAAAGTTAAAGAAGCATATGATATATTAAGTAACCCTGATAAACGCAGTCGTTACGATATAATGATTAACCTTGTGCGTATTAGTGGTCCTGACATTCAAATTGTAGGCGATGATAAAGGTGTTAAGTTTGAAGTAAAACAGGGCATGGGCACTGTTACAGTTACTCCTAAGTAAATTTTTTCTTTATATGAAAGTTCTTTTTATAAGCCTCGTCACCAGAGTTTCCTAATACTCCTTGGTGAGTCTTCCATTCGTCCCAATCTGTTGTACCAACTTCCATTTCCCAATCTTGTCTTTTAAAAGGAATAACTTGTACCATTGGAGTTTTAGTATCAAAATTAAATTCTCCTCCTAACGGCGTGTTCATTACAAAAGGAAAATTAACAGGAACTCTGTACGTATCTGTATCAACTATACCACTCAACATATGATATTGATCATTTGGAACATTTAATGGGTGAGTAAAAAAGCAACTCCAACCTGGCGGAGTTTCAATAATCCACGGACTAGCAAATTTTAATACAGGTTTGCCATACCACGGAGCATTTTCAAACTGCCCAATAGCATGTGAACTCATAAACATTGACCCTTTACCTGTTTTAGAAACTTGTGAATCTGTAATGTGTTTAACATTAAGTGTAGAACAAAAATTAATTATATATCCTGATGTTATTGCATCTAAAAATGGTGGACATTTCTTAATAGTAGGCATAGTATCAATAGGACCTCCTAATGGTTTAGTTTGTTTAAACCAATCAGGTACCATCTTTGTAGCAGGCATAGGATCAGGAATTTCTTCCCAATCTTCAAATTTATCAACAACTACTTGTTGTGCTGTTAAACTATTAATTGCTCCGGGGGGTTTAGTAAATTTAATCTTCAGTTTGTCCATTGTAGTAGTACTTATTATATAACTATTTGTATGAAGAATGAACTGAACATTAGCGGTATCTTTCCAATACCAATTGCAACTACAACTATTGATCTTCCAGATATATCCAAAATAAATTGGGTACAAGGTGATAGTTTCTTACAAAGTGAAGATGACTTACATAAAAAAGATTATATGAAAGATACTGTAAAAAGTATTTTAGATAGTGCATGTGCATTTAGTGAAACAGTAGGTTGGAGGAAAGAAGAATATTTTATTACTCAGATGTGGGGTAATAAGTATGCACCAAACACTGACGAAAAAGCAGGCGGAAATATCTATTCACACTTTCACTCAAACAGTTTAATAAGTGGTGTATTATATTTTGAAGAAAATACTCCAACTAGAATTTACAATCACGATAAAACAAGACAAATTATAAAAACTAGCAGTGCAGAAAATACTGCATTTACAAGTGAAATATTTACTATTAATGCTATGCCTGGAAGATTATTATTATTTCCAAGTTATCTAGTACATGATAGTCAGCCAAGCGATAAAGAACGTGTAACTATTGCGTTCAACATACTTCCAAAAAGTTTAGGTATTAAGATGGATTATAACTATCTTGATTTATCAAACGTAACTTAAACAATTAAATCTAAAACTGTTTGTAACTTATCTTTTATTACACGATTTTGTAATGTATTACGCAATCCTATGTGTAATGGTTTAGGCCAACAGTTAACATTAGTCCAAGCATAACCACTATGTTCGTCATTTAATATAGGAATAAATTCATTATCAATAATAGCAAGATATGTATGAAAATGAAATTTACTATCGTTTGATGTAAACATTTCTAAAGGAATAACTTTTTTAATTGTTGGAGTTTTTCCAACTTCTTCACTTATTTCACGTTCAAGTGCTGTCCAAGGAGTTTCATTTCCTTCAGCCATTCCGCCAACAAGTCCCCACTGTCCAGCAGTTTTTGTTTTAGTGCGTTCTAAGAATAGAAATCGTTTGGTATTACGAGCATAAAATAATGCTCCACTGCAAACAATGTTTTTATCTTTTATAGTACTAGTCGCCATGACCCTTTTAAATACTCACCTTCATAACTTTTTAACCAGGCGCCAGCATCATTTGTGAACTTGTACTGTACTCCTGTATATGTATTAGTTATGTAGACAGGGGTCTGTGCTACGCTAGAATCGGCACGCTCATCATTAGAGCCTGCATCAAAAGTAATTTCCCAGTTGCTTCCATTCCATGTAATGATATCATTTGTACTTGCTTGTACAACTGTACCATCTGCATTTTGCCAAGCATTCATGTTAGAATCTGAACTGTCATTCTTTAAGTGTTGATGTATGTCATTTAGAATTAGATAACGTGTACCTTGTGCTAGGTTGTCTAAGTCTGGATTAAATGTTAATGGATCAATTATAGCATCAATAGTTCCTCTACTAGCAACACTGTCTGTAAGAATTGTATTTCCAGGTACTGTATCACTATCAAAGTTTAAAACTATTTGTGTATCATCAGTTGGATTTACACTTGCTGTTGCAACTATTTCACTGCCGTCTGCTTTTGCTAATCTTATTGTACTTAATCCTGCTCTAAATTTGCCTGGATATTGATCTAATAGTTTAAACCAACTAACAGCCTCTCCGGTTCTATCAAAGTTACCTGGTGTTGGTTCTGATACTCCTTCAGCAGGTGCTAATAATTTAGCAGTATTGTTTAATACTAACAAGCCAAAGTTTCCTGGTGTAACATTTACTGTTGCCATTGGATCAGCGGCGTCAATAATACCGTCTGAAATACTTCCTGTTTCGTCGAATACACTCATTACAATTTTTTCAATTACACCTAACTGTTTTACTTTTGCTGGAGGTGTAATCCATATAGGCATTGTAAATGTAAGTTCTCCAATATCAATTTCTGTTTCTGTTCCTTGTGGAATAGATCTAGTACTAAAGTTTACACTTTGAAGTTCAATTAAACTTAAACTTGTCCAATCAACATAGTTTGCTGTACTTTGTATTTCTAAACTAGGATTAAACAATACTAGCATTTGTTCCATGATTTGTAATTTTTGATCAGTGTTAGTTGACCATACATCACATTTCATTTGTAAATTAAATGGTACTGGCATAACACGCTCAACAGTATAACCAGGTCCTTGGGTATCTAAATATTCACCTGTTGCTGAATCGTAATCTCTTTCACGTAAATGTACTTTACTAACATGTGTTGGATTTTGTACTCTATCACGTGCATATTCTAAACCTGTAATGTAACAACTTACACGAGGCGCACTAACAACTTTATTTTCACTATTATCTCTAATAATATGTGCTACTTGTCTAGTAAGATTTCCGTAACTTGTTGGTATTTTACGTAAAGTGCCTGCACTATCTTTGTAACTAAAGTTACTCATAACACGAACAAACTGTGTTACAAAGCGTCTTATTTGTCCATCATAAAAATGTTGCATTAATTATCTGCCTTTGGTTTAAGTACTTGTGATAATGCTTGACGTTCATCAACTTCTTTATCGTTAATAGTATTTTTACTTTTGTTATTAACAAATGTACCAATTTGATTTTTAGCAGTATCACTGCTAGGTGTTTCAACTCTTACAGCATCTTCATATTTAACCCATCTATTACCGTTGTAACGGAAAAGTCTATTTGGAAAGTAATCAGTTCTTAAAAAGAATTCACCATCACTGGCCGCTTGTGGAAACTGAGATCCAAAACTGTATAAAGCACCGTTTGGTGGAACTCCTTGTTCAGTAAGATAACCAACATAAAAGTTTCCTTTTGCAGTTTTTAATGTTGGAGTACTTGACCCGTCGTCATTAATATCAATGTTACCTTTATCATCAGTTGGTACTACAAAGTATTGCTTTGTATCATAACCACTAATTACTGGTTGTTCAGGATCGCCTGTAATATCTTC